CAGGCTCAATATCTAATGTGAATACAGTAGCAAGTAACATAGCAACAATTTCATCTAAGGCATCTTTAGATGATGCAACTGCCTTAGCAATAGCTTTAGGATAAGGAGTAAAATATGGCAAACACATTCAAGGTAGTATCACATGATGTTATGCCTGCAACTGCAGGAACACCTGAGGATTTATATACTACACCAAGTAGTCCAAGTACAACGACTGTGGTACTGGGATTAATAATAGCGAATGTTCATACAAGCCAAGTAACAGCTAGTGTAAAGCTAGTATCTGATACAAGTGGTGGTGGTAGAACAGCTACGAATACAACGACATTCTTACTGAAAGATGCACCAATACCAGTTGGAGGTTCACTAGAGATATTATCTGGTAACAAAGTTGTGTTAGAAACTACAGATAAACTACAGATAGATTGTTCTGTGGCTGACAAGGTATCAATTACACTAAGCATAATGGAGATTACATAATGCCTTATGTTGGACAAACCATAACAGATGTATTTCCAACGTCTATAAATGTTGATACTGCAACGATTGCTACTGCTAATATATCTAATCAATTAACAGATGCTAATATGTCAGCAGGGTGTATTATACAAGTACTACAAGCTACAGATGAAGGACAACGAACAATTAGTAGCACTTCATATGCTACTTGTAGTAATACTTTATCGGTTGATATAACTCCTGCTTCAGCATCAAGTAAATTTTTAGTTTCTTTTGATACCGAATCTTATTTTGCTACAGACAATGTTTCCCACTATCTTACAATATATAGAGATTCAACTGATATAGGTAATTCTTCTGGATATGGTTTAGCAAGAGGATTTTCAAGTTCTTCTGATATTTCTATGGGTATGAATGGAACAAAATTAGATTCACCTAATACAACTTCAGAAATTACTTATCAAGTTTATGCAAAATTAGCAAGTGGTTCTGGCCCTGCCTATTTTAATAGTCAAACAATAGGAACTTTAACTGTATTGGAGATAAAAAGCTAATGGCATATATAGGCACAAGTCCAAGCAATGGTGTTAGACGAATACATACCTATACTGCTACATCAGGACAGACTACATTTACTGGCAGTTCTACAGAGGGTGTTACTCTATCCTATGCAGATACAAACTACATAGATGTATTTCAGAATGGTGTATTGCTAGGTAGTGCAGACTATACAAGTACAAGTGGTACGTCTGTTGTATTGGCTCAAGGTGCTAGTGTATCAGACCTAGTTGTTATTGTTGTGTATGACGTATTCTCTGTGGCAGATACAGTAAGCAAAACAGCAGGTGGTAGCTTTGATAGTGCAGTTACTATGAGTGGTGGATTAAAGGTTGCTGATGGTGGCAACATAGGTAGTGCTAGTGATACAGATGCTATGGCGATATCTAGTGGTGGTGTTGTAACATTTAGTCAATCTCCTGTTGGAACGGGTTTAACTTTATTACTAAACGACACTATATCAAGTGCTGTATCTGCGTATGACATTTCATCTACATATATAAATTCTACTTATGATTCCTATAGAATAATTGGTTATTTTTTACCTGCTGATGATAATAAATATTTAATGATGCAAGTTTTTGTAGGGGGTACTGTGCAAACTAGCAGTATTTATGGATATGAAACAAATAACATTGGGTCAAGCAATCAAGGTGGTGGCAATACTGAAGCTGATTTTGGAACACAACAATTTGGTTCTGGAAATCAAGCAGGTGAGGGAAGTAGTATTGATATGACAATACAAAATGTTAACAGTACTGTTGCTCCTTTTGCTATAAGTGGATTTAATAATCATCAAAACACAGACCCAAATCATAATGCTAGTACTTTTGCTGGTTCATTGTTAGCTGCAAATAGAGCCAATGTTGTAAATGGCCTAAGATTTAAATTTCATACTGGCAATATAGCATCTGGGTTTTTTCAGTTATATGGAATAAGGAAATAATATGGCAAATGGAAACAAAATGGTTGATGGTCAGATAGTTGAAATGACTGATGCAGAACAAAAAGAGTTTGAATCAAGAGATTTTTCTGATGCAACTAAATTATCCATGTTAAGAAATCAAAGAAATGCACTGTTAGCAGAAACAGATTACATGGCATTGGGTGATGTAACTATGAGTGATGCTTGGAAAACCTATAGACAAGAACTTAGAGATATAACTAAGACTTATCAATCAATGAGTGATGATGGGTTTACGTTTCCAACAAAGCCAAGTTAAGGAGTAAAGCATGACCAAAGCAGCAGAATTAGCAAAGATGGGTGAAGTCCTAACCAATAGTCAGATTGGTGGGCGAAGGAATATGGTCATCAATGGTGCAATGCAAGTGGCACAGAGAAGCACTTCAGCAGTTACAGGACTTGGTGCGAGTGCAGGTTATTCTACAGTAGATAGATTTAAAATGCACTTTGCAAATACAGCAGGTCGTTTAACAATGTCACAAGAAGCTATTACAGATTTAAGTGGTTTTTCTGAAGCTATAAAACTAGATTGTACTACAGCAGATACTTCTATTGCAGCAGGTGAACTTGCTTCAATACAAACTAGATTTGAAGGTAACGATTTACAACAATTAAAAAAAGGTACATCTGATGCAGAAAAAATAACAGTATCTTTTTATGTTAAAGGAAATGCAAGTGCTACATATACTTGCGAACTATATGACAATGATAATAATAGACATAATGGGCAAGAGTTTTCTGTTACTACAAGTTGGACAAGAGTTGTACTTACTTTTGCAGGAGATACTACAGGTGCATTGGGCAACGATAGTGGTAATAGCTTTCAAATAAACTGGAATTTACACGCAGGTAGTACATATACAGGTGGTACTTTTTCATCAAACACTTGGAATACTACAACTAATCAAAGAATAGGTGATAATCAAACATCTTTCTTTGATAGTGATGCTAGAACATTCTTTATAACTGGAGTGCAAATGGAAGTAGGCTCACAAGCCACACCATTTGAGCATAGGTCATTTGGGGAAGAACTACAGCTTTGCCAAAGATATTATTCAGAGGTAAGTGTCGGTTATTATGCAGGAAATGGAAGTGGTACTACTAAGATAGCTACTGGTATGCCTTTACCTACACCATTAAGAGCAGCACCTAGTTCTATTGCAGGTTTAAATGTTCACAGAAGTGGTAATCAAACTGCAACTTGTACTATTGATTCAATAGCTCTTTCTGCAAACAGCAGTTTCTTATATGTAAGATTTGCAGGGTTTTCAAGTGGTACTGATGAAGCTGCTTTTGTTGTTTATTTAAGTGCAAATATGAAATTAGATTCGGAGCTATAAGATGGTTATTAAAGATGCAAAATGGTGTGATGCTGATGAAAGACTTGGGGAAACTACTGCTTTAATAGCTACTATTGATGGAGTATCTATAGCTATTCCAAAAGACCCCAACAACAGACACTACCAAGCAATCCAAGAATGGGTAGCTGAAGGCAACACAATAGAGGAAGCTGATTGATGGTCAAGGCTAGTGAAGTAAAAGCACAGATAGATACACACGAAGCTGTGTGTGCTGAGAGATGGAAAGAAACTATCTTACGGATCAAACGCATTGAACATATTATGATTGGCACAGCAGGTACAATGATGCTGATGATGGCAGGTTTACTACTGAGGTGACACCATGCTTGAAATGCTAATGGTAGCAAATAGTGCCTTCGCAATTATAAAACAAACACTTGAAAATGGAAAAGATATAGCTTCAGCAGGATCTGCGATCTCCAATTTTGTAGGTGCTGAAGAAAAACTAAAGCAAGATTTACATAAAAAAAAGAATAGTCTTTGGACTAACTTCTTAGGCAAAACTGACAATGATCTTGAGGAGTTCATGGCTCTTGAGCAGATACGAGTTAAGCAAGAGAAGCTACGAGAATATATGCAGCTATATGGTAGAGCAGGATTGTGGACTGACTATCAACAATATTGTGCTGATGCTCGTGTGGCAAGAAAAGAAGCACGAGTTAAGCAAGAAAAACGTATTGAATATATTAAAGACATGACTCTTAAAGTAGTATTGGCTATCTTAATAACTGCTTTATTATCAGGTGTAATAACTGTATTAGTAATTATAGCTAAAAAGAAAGGTATAATATGACAGCATTTATGTTAGCTTGTTATCTTAATGGCTCTCTCAGTGGCACGATATACTTTAGAAATGTCAATGATTGTACTTACTACACAAAGTATTTAAGTGAACAAACATATGACAGTGCTACTGGTGAGGAAGTAATATACAAATGTATATGTAAACTTGTACCACAAGTAGACGAAAAGAAAGTGAGAGTTTACTAATGACAGAAGATAAAAAGAAAATTGTTAACTTAGACATAGGACAAAACAGCTTTGAGTTATCACTGAGAATACTGGGTAATGAGTTTGTTGCTATTAAGATTGGCTCTACTAACTTCAGTGGCAAGTTAATTGCAGGTGGTATATTATTATTATTCTTTACTTTAGTTTTGCTTGAAGGCTTTGGTTTAAATGAAGTTCTAAAACAATAGAGGAGTAAGTAATGTTAACTGCATTGATAGGTCCAGTAAGTAAACTTGTTGGTAAGTTTATAGAGGACAAAGATGTTAAGAATAAACTGTCACATGACTTGGCTACATTAGCACAACGTCATGCACAAGAATTAGCTAAGTCACAGATAGAAGTAAACAAGATGGAGGCACAATCTCGTCACTGGTTTGTTGCATCTTGGAGACCTTTTATTGGTTGGACTTGTGGTATTGCTTTGATGTGGCATTTTGTTTTGTCGCAATTTATTTTATTTTTTGCCACCATGTTTGGTTACACTTTACCTGCATTGCCTGATTTTGATATGGGTTCTTTGATGACTGTGCTAATGGGTATGCTTGGCTTGGGCGGACTTCGTACATTCGAAAAGTATAAAGGTATGACAAAATGAACATAGAACAATTTAGAGATGAACTAAAAAGAGATGAAGGTGTTAAGAACGAAGTCTACCTAGATCATTTAGGCTTACCTACTTGTGGGATAGGACACCTTATCACTGAATGGGATACAGAATATGGTGCTGATGTAGGTACACCAGTAGCAGAAGAAAGAGTTAACGAACTTTTTGAAAAAGATTTAGCTACTACCATTAGTGAATGTAAACTTATTTACCATGACTTTGATGTGTTACCAGTTAAGGTACAACATATCGTTGCGAATATGTTGTATAATATGGGTCGTCCTCGTTTAAGTCGTTTTCACAAAATGAAAAAAGCTGTGGATAATCGTGACTGGCATGAAGCTGCACTACAAATGCAGGACTCTAAGTGGTATAATCAAGTGCCTAACAGGGCAGATAGGCTTGTTCAAGAAATGAAAACTGTCAGTGAATAAAGGATATTCTAGGGTACAATCATACTAGAGGGAGTGTTTACCCCCTCTGTATGGCTCTTATATCAAGCCTTTTTTTGCAAAGAATACATTACAAGCTGACTTCTACCTGCATTTCCCTTTC